CATGCCGCTCACGGACACGATCCGGATGAGCGGCATATGGCTATTGGGCTTATTCGCAATGGCATTTTTGATTGTCCAGCTATAGACAGTGGACTTGTTTCAGAAAAAGGCCAACATCTTAAAAAATCAGAGTTGACTAAAGAACATTTTCATCCTCGGCAGGCAAGTGCATTCAAAATGTTTGAAATGCTAGATGCCGGCGCTACTTTTGATGACTTGGTTGCCTTTATTAAAAAGGTATGCCAAGTTAACTACGTAACTAACGAGGAAAACATTGCGTTAAAGCCTTATCAAAAACTTGGTTCAGGTTATGATACATGGGAAAAACAATACGAGGCAGTAGGCATTAAGTTAGTTCCATACGTCAGAAAAAAACCCATACGTAAACAAAAACATGTTTACATTATTAATGATATAGAGTATAAGAGTTCTAAGGAAGCTGCTGATGCAAATTCCTGTAAAATACAAGATGTGTATAACCGTTGCAAAAGCCAATCAAAAAAATATGTAGGTTGGATTCGTAAGGAAATTTTATAATGTTTACAAGTGAAGATTGTCCAGTAAAAATCGCAGATATCTCCGACTGGAGGCCTGTGTCTCAAATCCCATCAAACGGTAGCACAGAACGTGATAACGATAACAGTTCTGGTGTCTATCAAATTGCTCATGTATCTGACATCAAAGAAATTGGTGACACCCTTGTGCACCAAAATATTGGTTACACCGGCAAAGGAAAAAATGTCTACGATAGAACTTACACTGTGCGGCAGCCAAAAGGTAGCCACGGTGTAAATCGTTATATTAAACAAAACAACCTATGTAAAGAATCTGAAGTTTTTGTTCGCTACATTTTTTGCGATGTAAGTGATATTAAAAAGCTTGAAGATTGGATTCATAACAACACCACCAAAGCATATGGTTACACTTTCAAGTGGAGAGAAGCTTCAGAAGGAAATGATGGCAAATATTCTCGTGCCCAAGACGCACTTGAAGAGTTGACATCAATTGAATTACTTGATATAATCTCATTTGCTCGTGAATTAGCAGTGAGCAAGAATGCGGTTGAATTTCAAAACAAATTGAAAAGTGTAATATAATGACAACTACTAAAAATGCAATAGGTGATATTGGTGAATGTTTTGTACAAGAGTTTCACGGTCCAAATTTTATTTTAAGTGAAGATAAATTTGATAGAGTCAAGGATGGTGTTCTTGGCTCTATGACTGCTGAAATTAAGACTCTGACAAGAATGCGCAATAAGCCTGAATACTGGTTGGAACTTAATCAGTACGATAAAGTTTCATCTGTAGATCTTTTTTTCATTGTTGATATTCCCATTTACGCTAATGAAGGATCTAAGATTTATCTGTGTCCTAATAACAAGAATTTGCAAATTGAAAACAGAGTAAAGAATGGCAACGTTTGCAAAATGGTTATTATTCCAGAAGAAAAGCTTTATCTGTTGACAACAATTAAAAACGATGATAGAGTAGATCAATTGGTAGAAATGTCCGACTCACTATCTCCATTTAGACGAAGTATAAAGGAAAAAGCTTATGCGTGAATCTCTTAAAGTCCTACAAGAATGTGCTGAACTTCAACAACGAAAGTCGAAAGATTATCAAAATGAAAAGTCGCGTATTCGTCAGGCTGATCATTATCCGCGTGGCTGTGCTACGATTCTTGATATGGTCCATCAGAAAATTACTCGAATTTATTCTGTTATGGAAGCGATGGAACAAGGCGAGACAGCCAACTTTGAATCGCTCGAAGACTCGGCCAAAGATGCCATCAACTACCTATCCTTCTTTGTCTCCTACAGCCGTGGAAAGATGGAAGGCCAAGATACAAAACGAGATCTTGTAAATCGTCCTATCAAGATCGATGGCAGCAAGATTGGAGGCACGTTGAATGCTGAAGGTTGAACACATTCGAGACTACTTCATTCAGGAACTGAAGTCTGAACGGTTTGTCACTGACAAGACTGGTGTCAAGACTATCGAAATGATTGGTGCTACGTTCGAAGCAAATGAACCAGCCATCTTCGGTAAGCCGAATGAAGACTACATCCAACGTGAACTTGACTGGTACAAGTCAATGTCTCTCTATGTGAAAGATATTCCTGGCGGTAAGCAAGAAGCAAACCCGCCAGAGATCTGGACTTCTGTTGCTGATAGTTCCGGTAAGATTAATTCCAACTATGGCTGGGCTATCTGGCACAAAGATAACTATCTACAATATGCTAATGTTCTTGGTGAGTTACTAGAGTCTCCGAACAGTCGCCGTGCAGTCATGATCTATACTCGTCCTACCATGTGGCAAGATTATAATCGTGATGGTATGTCTGACTTCATGTGCACTAACGCAGTGCAGTACATGATTCGTGATGGACAACTTGTTGCTGTAGTTCAGATGCGTTCCAATGATGTTGTCTTTGGCTATCGTAATGACTATGCATGGCAGAAGTATGTTGCTGATTGTCTGACTGAAGACTTGAGGCTGACAAAAGAACCAAAGATTGTCTGGCATGTTGGTTCACTCCACGTTTATGAACGTCATTTTAACTTGGTGAAATAATGAAAAAGATTTTGATTACCGGCTTTAACGCTGAACAAAATGAACGAGATTACTTTCAGCGTAAGCAACTGAAAATTCTGAATTCTCACTTCTCATTGATTCGTTGTCTCGAAGATATGGGTTGGCAAGTTGAGCAGCGTCCTGTAGAACAGGGCGAAGATCTTTCGAGCTACGATGAAGTGATTGTCTATCTTCACTCGGTTCAGTCTTTTTGCCAGCGTCTTTATTCTGGTCTCTGGGCTGTAGCAGCTCGACCAGATTGTATTCTGGCTTTTGATGATTGGCAGGTAGATCAGGTCTTTACCAGCTTTACTGGTTATCAAAAAAATCTTGAAGAAGGCGAAGGTGAAGCTGCATTTCGTCCGTACCTTCTTGATCTGTATGCTGGTAACGAACCAGTAGAAGTTCTGAAGAATAATCGTAACCACTACATCGAGTCCTGTAAGATTATCAACGCTAAAAAGAATCGTCTTCTGATTTGTTCTTTTGCCGGTGGTGATCCTACACTCTTTGGTTTGAACTGGCAAGGTCCAGTCTTTACTTACAATCCGAATCCCTACAACCTGAATCGCTCACCATTCAATAACTATGGTGAAGAGGTTTCGGGTCTTGCTGCGTTTCTTGATGATGATATTGTAGATCCGAACGATAAGCAAAAGCAGTGGGTGTTCTCATCTCTCATTCAAACTAAGACTCAGAAGTGGTTGAAGCTTCAGGCTCCTAGTTGGCCAATCCTGAGCTTCGGTGCTAAGCGTGGTGAGTTCAAGGGCGAACGAGTAATCGAACCAGAAATGTGTCGTATATATAATAGGAACTGGGGATGCTTAATGCCAGAATACTACCATGCCGGTTCTGGCTGGTGGAGATCTCGAGTTCAACAGGTTGTTGATTGTAAATCCATCCTGCTCTGCTCCGATAAAGAAGGAGCTATCTACGGCGATGCCTTCGTAGGAAATTCTATTCAATCGATTGAAAATATGAGTGTTGAAGAACTTGCTCAGCTTGGTAATCGTATGTACGAATGTTTGTATGATACTCATCCGCTGAATAAAAATACTCAACAGTATGAATTGCAAAGGATTCTAGATGCAAAGTGAATTTACTCATGCGAGTATCGTACCACTCATCGGTGGTGAGACTCTGGGTGCTCATGCTGCTCATGGTAGAGCGCCAGATTATTTTCTGTCTTACTCTCCGTTTGAAGCAAATGACAAGCATATCTTAAACTACTATAAGAACAAATATGAATCAGACATTCCATATATCCTCCTTGACCAAGGCGGTGTTCACCCGCATCCTGTCGATGTTGTACACAGTGTGTGTCCTTGTGCTGGTCTCTCTATGCTTAGTCATGGCTACGGCGATCACAACCCCAATAATCGTTGGATGGCTGAAAGTACTGAATACGTTCTTACAAACATGAAGCCACGAGTACTCTGGGGTGAAAATGCTCCAGGGTTTGCTGGCAAAGTTGGTGATACAGTTCGCAATAATCTAAAGCGCATTGGCCAAGAGAATGGATACACCATGACTGTGTATCGTACTCGTTCTTTGCTGCATGGCATTCCTCAGGTTCGTGAACGTTCGTTCTACTTCTTCTGGAGAGACGATAAGGTTCCAATGTTGAACTTCTACAATCGTCCGTATACTCCTATTGAGCAGTTGCTGACCAACATCAACTCGAACTTCCAGACTGATCCGATTAACAAGAAGACTCCGTCGATTGATGATCCGTACTATCGCTACATTCTAGAAGAGTTGGAAGGTGGAATCACTCATGCTCAGTTTGCTCAGCAAATTCCAGCTGAGTCTGCTCGTAACGCTGACGTTCTAGCTTATATTGAAACCAAGACTAACTACCTCGAGGTAGCAAAGTGGATGGAAGCCAATGGTTACGAAAGAGAAGTTGAAAAGTGTAAGTATCGTCACAATAAGCTTGCTGCTGGTGGCTCTATTATGCGACGTAACACAATTGTCCCACGTGACTATATCGGTGCCTTTGTCGGTCATTATCCCGTTATGCTTGCTCACCCTACACAGGATCGCTATATCAATTATCGCGAAGCAATGACAATCATGGGTCTGCCACAAGATTTTGAACTGGTCGACGCAAGCCCACGTAACGCCAATATGATTTGCCAGAATGTTCCAGTTCAAACTGCAACTGATATGGCAACCGAAGTTGTAGCATACCTAAAGGGTGAAAGGAAGATGCTAAACACAGATTATATCGTTCAATATAATCATTCACAAACCAGTACATATGAAGAGAAAGCATCATTGGAGGCGTTTTTATAATGAGTGCAAGAAGGATTGAAGAAGAAATGAGTGATGCAGGAAAACTTACAATAGGACATGGATCTACTTTGAACGCAACAGGCATAACTGGCGTCGAAGGGGTTCGAGGTACAATAGGAACTGCAACTTTTGCTCCAGTACTTCCAGTAAAGCATTTAATCGATTATAAATACAATGAAGGCGAATTGATTAAACAGATTCAGTCTTACGTCGATGCGACATACGCTCAGCATTATTCCCGAAATAAATTCCAAGCGACAGAATTCATCATTGACGCCGGTCATGGTACTGGCTTCAACATCGGGAATATGATGAAGTATACGCAACGTTACGGTCGCAAGGGCGATCCAGCCGAATGGCGCAAAGACCTTCTCAAGGTTATCCACTATGCAATTATGCAACTCCACGTACACGACACTGAAAATAAGGATTAATTATGGGTATTGAAATCAATGTTCCAATTGAAAAACTTCGCGAGCGCAAGCTCTTTGTAGCAGCTCCGATGTATGGCGGCCAGTGTGCCGGTATGTTCACTCGGTCGATTGCTGACCTCTCGGCTCTTTGTACTCATTATGGTATTCAGGTTCGATTCTACTTCCTCTTCAACGAATCACTGATTACTCGTGCACGTAACTACTGTGCTGATGAGTTCATGCGTTCGGGTGATACTCACTTGATGTTCATTGACTCTGACATTGGATTCAATGCCAACGACGTAATCGCTCTGCTCGCTCTACAGTCACAAAATCCAGAAGACGATGATTACGATATCATTGCAGGTCCTTATCCAAAGAAGTGCATCAGCTGGGAAAAGATTAAGCTAGCCGTTGATAAGGGCTTTGCTGATGAAGATCCTAATACTCTTGAAAAGTATGTAGGTGACTACGTCTTCAATCCTGCTGGTGACAAAGGTGAAATTCCTCTTGGCGAACCAGTTGAAGTTCTTGAAGCTGGTACCGGATTCATGATGATCCGCCGTAACACCTTTGACAAGTTCCAGGAAGCTTATCCTCAGCAGATGTACAAGCCTGACCATGTACGCACTGAACACTTCGATGGTTCACGTGAGATCATGGCGTTCTTCGATACTCCTATCTGCCCAGACTCAAAGCGCTATCTGTCAGAAGACTATATGTTCTGTCAGTGGACACGTAAGGCTGGCATGAAGGTATGGTTCTGCCCATGGATGCAACTACAACACGTCGGCATGTATGTCTTCGGCGGTAGTCTTGTTGACTTAGCTCAAATCGGAGCTGCAGCAACGGCCGATGTTGGCCAACTTAAGAAAAAATAAGTGATTGACATTTATAAGCAACTAGTTTATACTGGCTTATAGTAAAACATTATGGAGATTATTATGAAGTTTGATTCGAATACACTACAAGTACTTAAGAATTTCTCGGCCATCAACAAGAACAT